CCCATTCGCTGCGTCGTCGTTCTGGATGGTGATCGTCTGTGCGTATCTCGGTAACGAGATCCACATAGAAGAATCATCGTGAGTCGGTAGTGGCATCCCAGCCACAGGCACCGGGGGAGCCGCACTCAAATCTGGGGCTACTCCTGTTAGGGCCAGACCAATAGAAGACATACTGTAGAAACCCCATGCAGGGATCACATAAATGCGGGGATCTTGGATAAACTGACCTTGCGATACCCTAAACTTTTCGACCCGGAGATACAGCATCTCGTCCTCAGCAGGACAAGCATTTGGATTATTACCCGCAGCAAAGGTCACGGGAGGGTCTGTGAGGTTCAGAATTGCGTGTGTTTGACCCCTCCAACTGGAGGCCATCTGTCCCAACCCCTTCTTCTTGATAGAAGAAGCAATAAAGGTGGTGCCTCTGTTTACGTCATTTGCATAGGGACAATTAACAGTTCCAGTGAGTTGAAAAGCCCCGCCTGAAAAGGGCACTCCGTTTACACCCCCTGCTGCTCGGTAAGCGTAAGCCCCGTTCAAACTCCGTGAGGCAAAGAAGCGGTATTGAGTTACATCGGGCTCATCCCTAAACATCAAATGTAGACGTTCGGGGGACCTCTGTATTACTTGTAATCGAAACGCATCCATATTCAACCCGCCTTCTCTTTACGGACATAAGGGTCATAAGTAGAAGTTACCTTCCCCTTACTTTCAGCGAGACTCTTTGCATCCGACCAATTCTCGACACGCTCCCCATCTACATTAGGGGCCAATGTCATGGCTGGAGCATCTCGCTTCATCTCATTTTGTTTGGTGTCCAGACGACGATTCTTTGCGGCCATCTGCTTTCTGATGCGAAGATTCTTACCTGCCCATCCGTCGCCTTTGAGAACAAAGCCCACCATTGTTACCAATCGCTTGGAGGAGTGAGTACATTCCGGGCAATTCTGTGCCTCGGAGTGGGAAGACATAGGAAGAGTCAGATCAAAATCCTGACCGCAATCTCCACCCTCGCATTGAAATGAGTAAACAGGCATCTAAACCGGACCTCTCAAATACTTTTTGACCACAGATTCTAGCATCTCGTCAAAGGACGAATACTTCAAAAGTACTCTACCCATGCTAAGAGTATCAGCTAAATAATGGGGATTGTCTTCGGAGCCCAATTTGCGTCTAGTACGTGTCCTATAGTTTTTAACTTTCGTGAAAACAGCCAGAACATGTTTACAGGCACCGTTCCAATGGTTCGGGTCACGAACAGCAGGCTGAGTCGCTGCACCTCTCGGCCTCCCGTATAGGTACCCCTCTTTTCGAGCCCAATACTCAGGGCCTTGCCATCTCCAGAAATCACATGAGCATGAAACCTGCACATCCATTTTAGAGACATCACGAAGAACGGCAGTTTTCGGGTTGATTTTCACCCGAACTCGATAGGAGCCCCCTGAGGACCCGGTGACGTTAAAGAGCCACATATTATTTTTCTGATCGACCCTAAACTTTTTGAAATTGATCTCTTTGGCTCTGTTATGAAGAGTCTTCCCACACCGCTGCTCGATAGAAGCGATCTGCACCGCAGTTTTTTGCATAGAAGCAAACGTCTGCGTCACAGAGTTATAGTCTGAGTTATTGACCATCCCACTGTTCCAAGGGATCACCTTTGCGGAACCCGGCGCATTGATTACATGAGGCTGCCTGGGCTTCTCAGCAGGAATCTTCTTGGGAGTCTTCTGACCATCCGGACGTACCCAAGTGGATAAACCTTCATAAGGGGGCGGGGCATTAATATCGGTGTCGTCCGTTTCCCCCTCAGGGGTTCCTGTGTCCTTCGGTTTCACCCAATTCTGTGGGAGGTTCCCCGGACTCTCTTGCACCCTATAGAAAGCCAAAACAACAGCCTGTACTGAAGCACTCATAGCAAATCCCTCGTACTTATCTTTCTTCGGTTTATCATCCTTCTTCATAAAATCACTGGGCGGGGCTTTCGGCTTCTCAGACTTGATTTGATCTCTACGGGACTTTTCATACTCTCGATACTTGCCGGGATTATCTTTTCGCCACTTCTTTGTGCGATCCTTCGGATCCATAGTCCCGCCACCGGGCCTACGTTGAACTCGTTCTGGCTTCTGTCTACTAAGCCGCTTATATCGCTTGAAGCGGGCCTTTGGGCGCAGCTTCTTGTACCGAATTTTATTCTTCGGTCTAACAGTAGCCCGAGTTCGTAAGTAGTTGATCCTATAATACTTTCTTGCCTTTCCCTTCTGTTTTCTTTGTTTCTTCCTACCTTGAGGTAGGTAGGGTTTACCGGGGGCATAACCCCCCACAATAGAACGAAGAGCAATCCTACGGACCATCCCTCTCTCAACCTCAGCAGCTAAAATATTAGGCCGTCTTTGATGTAAACGGTATCCCTGTTCTATAACTGGGTGTCCGTATTCTTGACCGGGGGTGCCGGGTGTTCGGACCCGCTTCGTGGAGAGGGGCTTCCCGCCCAAAGCCTTATCAGAACCGGGAGGGGCGTTGAATTGGGGCTGGTTCGGCCCATTGAGTTTACTTCTGTCTCGTTGCTTCTCAAACTTGGGTGTGATCGGCAGCGCCTGATCTTTATGTTCCGGAGCCGAAGGGCCTAATTGTCTCTTCTGGTAGTTGTCCTTAACAGGCTTCGAGGTATTCGGAGGTAACTCCTTTTTAGAAGTCTCCGTTACATACGTCTGTACTCCGGGTAACTGGCTAGTAGGAGGGCTGTATGCAGTCCGAGTACCGGGACATTCTGTAGCTCGTGGATCGGGATGGTTCTTCCAGTACGTTGTAATAACCTCTGCCAAGTTCCGGCCCAATTTGAATATGACGGTCAGACCGATCTGAGGGTCTGTCCAACTGAGGGGCTCCCCCCGTTTCGCATCATATGCCCAATCAGAAAACAGAGACTGAATCTTTACGAGGCTTTGTTTCCTAACAGTCTGCCCGGAAAGCTCTGCTCCCCTTTGGAAAACTTTGGAGAAATTATCTAGGGCAAGACGGATCTCATTGACCGTTATGCCTCTCTGGTCCATTCGATATTGGGCATGTCGGGTAATCCAAAGTTGTCGGATTGCACCCTTTCCCCGCTCTTTATCGATGTCGTAGATCTTAGCAGTCTGAGAGTTATTGAGCTTCAATCCATGCTCAACATCTTCTACCAGTTCATCCCGCAAGGAAGGGTTAGAGACCTCTTCCATAATCCTACGGACTACGTGACAAGGGCCACCCGGATAACCTAGAGGAGGGGATAAATCTGCATGTTTTCTATATCCCACAAACGCCTCAAGATCTCTTCGGCTTACCGTCCCACGGAATGATTTTGAATTCGTCTAATTCCCAAGGAGAGATGGTGATATCCCCACGATTAGAGAAGGCAACCACATTATCAGGCCCACTTCCGGTCCCAATGGCACTTACAGTGAGAAGAGTCCCTTTAGGAATCCTGTGCTGCTTTCCTAGCCCGTTGTAAGCACTGTATTTCCTAGTGAAAAGAGCCTTTAGCTCATCTCCCCGTTTGATTTCTTTTCCACTAACCCGCCGTGCTTCGATAAAACGACCCGCGACTCGATTAATAGACTTCTGGAAAGGATGGCTTGTATATTTCACGGCTTCTTGGACTTCAGTTTTATCATCGAGAGAAAGACGAGACTCAAAGAATTCAGAGCCCATCTCAGAGAGAGCATAGGAAAGTTTGTCTAAAGTTCGTTCCAATTTCCCTAAACGGGAGGGAACCGCATCAATCAGATCGCCAGCCTGCTCGTAGATAGCGGCTTTCTTAGCCTTATCTTGGCCGTTGACGATCTTCTGACCTCTATTTATAAGGTGCCGCAGGCGATGGGCTTCTACACGAGCCTCTGCAACAGCGCCCGTAAGAAGAGCCCATGCTGCTTGACTGCTGGATATTTTTCCATTTCTAGACATACGAAAGCCCTCATTGCAGGCGTGCTACTCTACAAGAGGGCTTACGATTGAAGCACTATTGGAAAAGACCTTACTTTGTCATCGCCTTCTTGATCGCCTTTTGGACACCGGGCGATTCAGCGTTCACAATAGCCGTAATGGCTTCAGCATCATTTCCATACTTTTGTACCGCCGTCTTAGCTCTGGTCTTCCAATGAACCCCAGTATCCCAAGCAATCATGCCAGCGGAGGTCTTTAGGCTAATGACGTTTGCGCCTCTAGTCTTCTTAAGCGGTGTCTGAACGGCAGCATCAGGAAGAATATCCGTAAGAGATTCCCCAGTCATGGCTACCTCAACATCGCCAGTGGCAACTTTCTTAGTATTCTCGACCTTAGGGGGTGGGGTTCCATCTAAGCGACGGATTTCTTGGGCCGCTTGATTGGCATCGACGACAGTGGTGTTCTGAACCGCAGCCGTTTTGATCTTACCGACAGCGATGCCCTCTTGCGTAGCCATTTCAGTGATTCGGCCCTCCCGAGATCCAAGGTTGGCATCTGCAAGAGTCCCTACAACCCTCTCTTCATCGGAGGCTTCAATAATCTCCATCTCTTCACCACGATTTCTTATATCCGCAGCTTGAGCAGGACGAATCTTGATCCCAGCTTTTTTTGGAATGTATTTGGAAACATTATCTGTGGAGGCCACGAACCATCCAGCAGAAATTGCCCCCCGGACGGTGGACAGGGCAAACTCCTCCCCGCCGTGCTTTAAGGTCTGACCATCAAACTCAATGATGTCTCCCTCAAAAATGTCTCTCTCAATCTTACCGAGGTGAATTTTGGTCGTTGCCCGGTATGACCGGAAATCGCCCTTGCTAAAGTCCATTGGTTCGTCTCCATCCTGATGTGCTTCGTCTGTATTTTACCCGGCATATAAATATGTGGGCATTTCACACATTACCCATCAGGAATGAAACGGGGACCAAAAGAAAAAGCCCCCCTCACCGAAGGCGAGGGGGGCTTCATCACGATCCTAATGACCGACTAAATTACCGGGCGATGGTAAGTCGAGTCAGACCACGAGGGTTATAGGCACCGATGCCGAGGTTCTCGAAGACCGAGAATCCGATGGTACGAGCCTTCGGATCATCAGCAGAGAGAACGGTCAACTCAGTACGAACTGGGATACGACCGAACATCTCGGGCTCGCAGCAGACATACACAGTTCCCACGGGAACCAAACGGCTCGTGATAAGCTGTGCGCCCCACAAGGTGGCCTGAAGGCCAGTCTTGAGGAGAGTTGCCTGACTCTCGATATCCAAGATGTCACGACCGAACTTACGGATATCCGCATAGTCACGAGCGTTCATGTAAACGCGAGCAACACGGAGATCGTGACGCTCGATGAGAGCAAACGCATCCGCAAGGACGGCGCTGCTAATCGGAGCCACAACCGGAATATCCGGGTTCGTACCAGCAGCAACGGAGTCGAAACCCTGTGTTGCGATACTATCCAGAACAGCGAACACACGCTCGTCCTCAGCAGCCTGAATCTGAGCACGGGCCAGATCCTGAGACCGCTCAATGAGGTCGAAACGACGCTCCTTGATCTGGGTCAATGGAATCTCAGGGTTCGATGCAATCTCGAACAACGGGAAAATCACACGACGTGGCTTGGTGACAGCCAGAATGTTCTGACCTTCTTCACCAACGACGTATGCCGTCACATCGGGATCTTTATCGTAGATCGGGAGCGCACCATCGGGAAGCTGCTCGACCAAGAAGGTCTTACGGCCAACCGAAGTGTAGTCACGACGCAAGCGCAGAGGCTGCGTCATCGAAGCAGCGAGCTTCGCACGACCCTGAGGGGTTTTAATGTAATCGGAAATGATCTTCTGCTTTACAGCATTACTGACGTTAGACATGACGAAATCCTCCTTATACCCGTTGGTCGAAGACGAGTTCGTCTTGGGTTGCATCAGCAGGCATCTTTAGAACACCCATGATAGTCATACCGAAAAGTCCTGCGGCAGCAGTCTGATAAACCGAACGAGCATTATTGTCGTTCGTCAGATAGCCATTAGCAGAAGCGAAAAGCAGATCACCTACATTGTAGGTAAGTGCTACGGCAGCATCCAACTGAGAATCCTCGAAGAGGCTGTTTCCGTAAGTGCCTTGCGCCGAAACGTAAGGACCCTTACCGGAAGCAGTTCCGGGGGTGTTCTCGAAGGCATTACCGTTTGCGCTGTTGATGAAGCAACCAAGGGGCTGACAGCCCGCCTGATCTGCTTGGTTGCCAGCGAAATCGGGTCCACCAATGAAGTTGCTACCGCCATCACGTCGAGTGAAAGCAATAGATCCACTGAGAACACCTAACAAAGTGTTGTCAACTTGAGCCGTAGTAGTACCTGCGGCGGCAAATGTTGCGGCGTTTGCGGGTGGGTTTGTCTGAGTGAACGAATCGGCGGTGAGGACTCCCACGGTGTTACGAATACCAACGTGAAGAATACGCAGTGCCGAAGAACTCTCAGTAAATCCACCACTAGCCTGTCCAAGCAAAGGCATAATCTGTCTCCTTGTGCTCCCTGTTTACAGGGGGTGTGGTTAAAGTTACTCGAAAAGTCCTTCCCCCGAATTCACACTCAGGGATAGGGCTGTCATATATATGTCTGTTTGTATTAGTTAAATATTGAAACTTTATATGTATTATCGAATCTAACCCCCTCTCGAAAGAGGGGGTTAGACCGTAAGCGAAACTTAAACTCCGAAGATGCTACTCACATCCGGAGCGGACTGCCACAGTTTCGAGAGTTCGTTTACATCACTAGATGCGGTCTTGGAGACTGCACCCAACGACTTAACGCCGCTCGATTCCTTCTTGGCTTGGGGTCGGAGAGAAGCCTTCTTTTCTTCTTTCTTCAGGTCCTTCTCTTCCTCGTCCTTGTCCTCTTCGAGATCTTCGATGTGGTCCTCGTCATCTTCGACGGCTCCCTCATCGTGCTCTTCCTTCTCTTCCTTGTCTTCGCCAGCCTTGGCAGACTTTCCGAAGAGTTCGGCAAGAACGGTGTCCTCGTCAATGTCACCGTCAGCCGACAGACCCATCGGGTCGTGGACATCAGCCGTCATCACGAGTTCATCAGAAGCCTCTTTATCAGCCTCCTCAGCACCTTCCTCTACCTCTTCCTGAACAGTCTTAGCTGCCTCTTCCTCGCCTTCCTCTTCGTCCTTCTTGGCCTTCTCTTCCGATTCACCGGATTTGGTAGCCAACTTCAGAGCGTCGAGTTCAGCTTTAACAGCGTCGAGTTCAGTCTTCATGTCGGAAGCGGTAACGCCTTCTCCACAAGACTTCTTCTCTTCCTCTGCGAGCATCGCAGCGAGCATCGCCTCGGAACCGTCATCATCAGCTTCTTCTTCCGACGAAGCAGTCATGCCATCACCGAGACCCATAGAGATCTCATCCCGACTAAGGATGCCATCACCATCGGTATCAAGAGCCTCAAAGACTGAGGGCGAACCGCCCCACTCTTCAGCAGTAATGAAGCCATCGCCATCAACGTCATAAAGATCGAAGATGGAATGTGCAGACTTCTCGTCTTCACCCATCTTGGCATCAACGTCGAGGTCAGAAGCCTCATCCTGACCCATGTCAGCCATAGGACCCTCTTCCACGATCATCTCTTCAGATGAGTCGGGGACAAGGCCAGCAGCATCAGGGGCAAGAATATCGCCCTCAGGGTCGTTTTGATCGCCGCCCCTCATGGCTTCAAGCTCTGCCTTCATAGACTCAAGCTCTGCCATGATGCCTGAAGGATCTTCAGATTCAGCCGTATTCACGGTGGGATCTTCAGAATCGGCCAGGAACTCAGCGAGCATAGCCTCATCCACCATCTCATCAGCTTCTTCTTCCTCAGCGGTCAGGAACGCAGTCCGAATCCGATTAAGGGAAGCATTGATCTGACGATCAGGGAGGTCCATAAGATCAAGAGCCTGATCTTCAACCTCCTCAGTAGTGGCATTCGGCCCCAGCATCGACTGAGCAATACGGATGCACTTGGCAGCCTTACGCTCTACGGATGCACGAAGATCCCGAGCCTTCTTGGCTGCGGGGTGGCTAGGCTCATCCTGATAGCCGGGGTCGGCGGGGGGAGGACCATTGGGATAGGGACCCGAAGTAGGATCCTCGGCCCAACTAGAAGTATCGCCATTCTCATACGCATCGGCCTCTGGATCGGCTTTATATGCGGGATGATCAGGTTCCCAGCCGTAACTGGCTGGAGGCGGTGACGCCTGACGGTTTGTT